CCAATGCCACCAAAAAAAGAAAGATTGTGACACACTGAATCATGGCCATTTTCAAAACAAAGGTGACGAAAGCCGCCATTTCACCACAGGATCAACCGTCTATTTCGGCGGCCGCTGGCGGTACTTTTCAAGGCAACGGATCAGGCGAACAGTCAATTGGCGAATACTATTCGTACATTCAAGGCGATATGCGCAACCGCGCAATGCGTGTTCCAACAATCAACCGCGCGCGCGACTTGATCGCATCAGTGGTTGGCAATACGCCAATGAAAATGTATCGCAAACGCTGGAATGAACTTGAAGGCGAAATGATTGAAGAACCATTGGCCCCCCGTTCTTGGATTGCCCAACCTGATCCGCAATTAACTTATGCAACTTTTTGGTCATGGGTTTTTGATGATCTTTTCTTTTTTGGCAGGGCTTTTTTGTGGTGCAGTAGCAGGACGGAAGATGGCATGCCTGCATCATTCACGCGCTTACCTGCCGCAATGGTCAATACTCTTGACATGTCAGGCCCAGTGTTTGCGTTCGGTAAGTCAAATCAGATTTACTTCCAGGGCGCACAAATTCCAACTGAAGATGTTGTTCAAATCATTGGTGCAAACCAAGGCATCATTTTTCAATCACCGCAAGTTATTGCAACATCAATAGCGCTAGAAGATGCGCGCTTGCGCAATTCCAGTTCAGCCTTGCCGGCTGGCGTATTGGTTCAAAAATCAGGTGAACCCCTTTCAGGACAAGAACTTTCAGAATTGGCAACGGCTTTTGAACAGGCTCGCCGCAGTAATCAGATTGCGGCCATTAACCAATTTGTAGAATGGCAACCAACAGATGTTGACGCATCAAAAATGATGCTTTCCGAAGCCGCAGAATTTCAATCAAAAGAAGCCGCAAGAATGTGCAATATCCCGTTTTTTCTTAACGGCAACAGCGTTGGTTCATATTCCTACCAATCAAATCAAGGCGCAAGACAAGATTTGTATGTCTTTGCGGCAAGGTCTTACATGTCCGTAATAGAACAAACAATGTCAATGAATTCAATCTTGCCGCGCGGAACTTGTGTCAAATTTGATGTTGACGAATACTTAGCGGAGATTGTTAACGGTTCGGAAGATATGGCCGACTACGAAGACGAAATGCCAACAACAAACCCAACAATGGAGTAGAACTTAGTTATGTTGAAATTTATTTCCACCGATTTAACCCTGGATGCATCAGCCGTTGAAGGCGTAGCATCACGCACCGTTTCAGGCGTGGCCGTTCCCTACGGCGTGGCCGCAACTGTAAGCGATGGAACAAAAGTTATCTTTTCAGCTGGAAGTTTGCCAGTTGACGGAAAAGCACCAAAACTGTATTTAAACCACGATTCTGAACAGGCCGTTGGCATTGTCACGGAGCGAGTGGACACACCTGAAGGCATGATGTTTTCAGCACGAATCAGCAAAACACCCCAGGGAGACACAGCGCTCACATTGGCACTTGACCAAGTTATTGATTCAGTGTCGGTGGGTGTAAATCCCACAAAATTTAAGATGCAAAAGGATGGCACAATGCTTGTTGAAGCCGCTGACTGGATTGAACTCAGTTTGGTCACAGGACGGCCGGCATTTTCAGGGGCAGTCATAACAGATGTCGCGGCCACCGAACCCGAGAGTATCCCACACGAAGAAGTTTCAGAAGATATTATTCAAGAAGAAGTTTCACCACAGGAGAACAAAACCATGTCAGAATCAACGCCAGTAGAAGCCACAATCCCAACATCGCCAGTTGTTTTTGCAGAACCAAAACGCGAATTCAAAATGCCATCGGCAGGCGAATACCTTGCCGCAATGCACATTGGCGGAGACACCTACCGCAAAGTCAATGCCGCTTTCCATGATGCGGCGCGCCGTAATCAGTCAGCGATTGAAGCGGTGTCGCAAGACCTCACCACTGACACGCCAGGTTTGCTCCCTGTGCCGGTGCTTGGGCCACTTTTTCAAAATGTTAACTTGCAATATCGTCCAGTAGTTAACGCTTTTGGAACACGCGCAATGCCACAGGGTTCGGGAATTTCTTTTACTCGCCCAAGCATTACAACACCAACTTCATCGGGTGTGCAAAGCACACAGGGAACAGCAGTCAGTTCACAGACAATGGTTCTTGCGGCGAATACCGTCAGCCGTCAGACCGTAGCCGGCTCAATTCAGATTGCACAACAGACAATGGACTTCACTGATCCTGCCGCAATGAACATTATTTTGAATGATCTTGCAGGTCAGTATTTGAAGCAAACCGACAACATTGCAGTTGACTACATCGTGTCGCAAAAACAGGCATCAGGTTTCACCTGGACTGTCACCGCCGGCGATGCAACATCATTGATGAACGCAATTTACGGTTGCGCAGTCAACATTTCCAACACAACAAACTTGTTCCCAACACACATGATTGTTGACCCAACCACCTGGTCAAAACTTGGCGCGCAACTTGATGACAGCAAGCGTCCATTGTTTCCAGCAATCGGCGCACCTGGTCTTATCGGTCAGAACACGCTTGGCGCTGGCAATGCAACTTCATGGTCAGGAATGAACCCACTAGGTTTGGAACTTGTTGTTGACGGAAACGCCGCCGCAAACACTATGCTGATTGTTCACGGCCCAGCAATAGAACTGTATGAGGCCCAACAGGGCATGCGCAGTGTTGAAGTGCCTGACCTTTTGGCTCGCACCTTCTCCTACTACGGTTACTTTGCAACCTTCGCACAGGACGCACAAAACCCAACAGCAGTTGCAGGAAGCCAGTTCATTCAAGCAATCACAATCGCTTAGTAGAAAGGCGGCTTTACCGCCATGGCTACTTACAACATTACAAGCAAACTGCTAATTGATAATTACGCCGTTTTGCAAACATTAGAAAATAATGAAATTGCAATTGGTCAATCAATAACAGTTGCAAGTTTAGGTTCTCCCTTCAACGGTACTTTTACGGTGCTGGATTTGCCCGAGCATGAATTCATTGGCATTGATTCCCAAAGTGGGTTTCCAATGTTCAATGAATTTGTGCAACGGCAGAATCAAGTTTTGTTTGCTTGTACTGGAACAGATGTTCTTTACACCTTTACTACAGCCGGCACAATTACTTATGCGCCTGTTTGCAGTTGGATCACCGCTAACGACATAGCAGATTGGTTGTATTTGTCAACGGCAACAGCGGCGGATCAAACCTTTCTAACAATTTGTGCGGCCGCCAGTAATCAGTTTGCATTTAGACGCAGACAGGAAAGCGGTTATTTTGACGCATTGGGAACAGTGCCATCACAAGATGTGAAACTTGGAACGGTGATGTACGGCGGCGCGCTTTACCGCCAACGCGGTTCAGTAGATACCTTTGCATCATTCAATGAAATGGGAAGCGCCCCACCAATGGCATTGTCAGCCATCGTGCAACAGTTACTAGGCATTTCGCGCCCCCAGGTTGCTTAAATGCCAACCGCTTACACAGATTTACTAAACAAAGCGCTAGATGACCTTGCAACAACGCTGAACACAATCACGCCAGCAATCCCGATTGTGACCGATCCAAGAAACATTCAGGCCGCTTGCGCGTTCATTAATGCCCCAACATTTACCACGCCGTTGATGAAAAACAAGCGCATTCAATTGACTTTTCCAATCCAGCTAATAGTTCCAGGCCCTTTCAATCTTGATGCACAAAGAAAACTTTTAAATATGACCGCCCAATTATTGGGTGCAAATGTTGCCATCACAGAAGGCCGCCCAACCTCTATAGAGATAGGTGGCGCGCTGTACCCCTGCTATGAAGTTATTGTAAATATGGAGGCAAGTTCATTATGAAACTAAAAATACTGTCAAACAAAGTCGGAACAGTAGGCGCGTATTTTGAGCCAACCCCTGGGATTAATGTTCAGGCATTGATTGATGGCGGCTTTATCGCTGAAGAATCCGAATCCACCGAAACACCCAAAAAATCATCTACTATCAAGAAAACAACTAAGGAGTAACAACATGGCCACTTCCACTTATCTCTCAAATTTATCAGCGCTTACCGTTAACGCGGTTTCGTTGGTGGATCAATGCACCGGCATTGTGTTCACACAATTGCGCGAAAGCCTTGACAAAACTACTCTGGCGGATACAGGCCGAACCTTCACGGGCGGTTTGTACAACAATGAATGCACAATGACACTTTTTCAATCATATGCCGCAAGTGAGACCTACCAAACTTTGGCATCAATCGTTGGCACACAAACAACAGTTGTTGCAACTGTCATTGAGGGTGCTGTGACCAAGGTCTTCACTTTGGCGAATTGTTACTTGGAGTCCATGCCTGTAATCAACGGCGCTCTTGGCGAACTTTCAACAGTAGATTTGACCTTTACAGGCGGAGCGCTAAGCGTAAGTTAATCACGGCCATCACTTGGCCCGACACAAGGAGAACCTAAGTGAAACTAAAATTAAAAATAACGCCATCGCCAGGTGATGAACCTGTCACGATCACAACCAATTTGCTGTGCATCGCTGAATGGGAAAAATCAGAAAACCGCAAAGTGTCAGACGGCCGAGGAATCGGAATTATGGACATGGTTTTTTGGGCTCACTTTATGTTGAAGCGCACAAACTACAAAACGGAAGCAACACCAAAATTGTGGCTTGAAGCAAACCCTGACATGGAAATTGAAACGGTGGACATGACAAACCCAAACCCTACGGGCGGGGAACTTACCGAAAACAACTAGCGGAATTGCTGGTTTCAGTAGGGTGGTGGCCACCGCAAATAGAGTTTGACACACGCGATCTTTCTACAGTCATTAGCGTGCTTAATGAACAAGGGAAAGAAAGGCGGACAAAGTGAACACGGCATCTATCAAGGTTTATGGCGTGAAGGCCGCCCTCAAAGAACTAAACAAAGTCAATCCTAAATTGCGCCGCGAATACACAAAGCGCTACAAAGACATTGTGAAGCCCGTGATCCAGCAAGCCAAAGTTGCATTTCCTAAAAGCGCGCCCCTGTCAGGTATGGCAAGAGCGCATACACGCTTAGGCGGCTGGGATGGCGGCTTAGTTGCCAAAGGCGTTGTTGCAAAAATTGACACACGCAAAGGCAAAAGCGACAATGTCGGCGCATTCTTTATTGTTCAAAAAACAGGTTGGGGATCAATCTACGACATGGCAGGCCGCATAAACAAAGAATCAACATTTGTTCAAAACTTGATCAAAAGCGGAGAAGGCAACGCATCGCGCGTTATGTGGCCAGCCTACGAAGGCAATGCCAGGCTAATTCAATTGGCTGTGCTTGACTTGGTGAACGATGTAATGGCAGACACAAACAGAAAATTGATAACTGATGGCAATTAGAATCCCCATAATTTCGGAATTTAACCCGAAAGGCATTGCCGCGGCTAAAGCCGAATTTGCAACCCTAGAGGGTGCAGGTTCCAAATCAATGTTTCTGTTGCAAAAAGCAATTCTTCCAGCCGCCGCCGCCATTGGCACATTCACTTCTGTCATTGCCCCAGCAATTAAAGCGGCATCAGACTTTGAAGAATCCGCATCAAAAGTTGATGTGATCTTCGGGCGCGCATCAAAAAGCGTTAAGGATTTTGCCAACGATGCCGCCGTATCCCTAGGACAATCCAAACAAGATGTGCTAAACGCCGCTGGCGTGTTCGGCACTTTTGGCAAAGCCGCAGGTTTAGCAGGCGAAGACCTAGGGCTCTTTACAACCGATTTCGTGACCCTAGCAACCGACCTAGCATCTTTCAACAACAGCACCCCCGAGGAAGCCGTCATGGCCATTGGGGCGGCCTTGCGCGGCGAATCGGAACCATTGCGCCGCTACGGAATTTTACTTGATGACGCAACCCTAAAAGCCGAAGCAACAACACTTGGCATTTACAAAGGCAACAAAGCGCTTACATCGCAACAAAAGATTTTGGCAGCACAGTCCGCAATTTACAAACAGTCAGGTGACGCACAGGGAGACTTTGCGCGTACCGCTGACGGATTAGCAAACAGCCAACGCACACTTACCGCTCTGTTTAAAAACCTACAAATTGAATTAGGACAAAAATTACTTCCAGTTACAACCGATTTTGTTAATGCACTGATTGACATAAAAGGCGCTTTGGACGATGTTCCGGAACCAGCAAAAACGGCTACCCAAAAGATAAGCGATTTTGTAAATAAAATTACTAATTCTATTAATCCGCTTTATCAATTTTACAAAGCAATAACTTTTATTGGCAATCAGTTAAACAAAACAGAAAAAGACTTAGACCCATATAGTCAAAAATTAAATTATGGAACAGCACAAACTATACGAATGGCAGATGCTTCAGACGAATTAAAAAACAAATTAAAAGAAGAAGAAGAAACTTTTGGAGGGGTAACAAAAGAAGTTGAATCATTTGCTGGCGCATTGAAAGACAAACTTTCGGAAGCGGTGGACACAGCCAAAGAAAAACTGGCTGACGCAAAAGCCGAATTTGCAGACTTTGCAACAAGCGTTTCGGATGCAGTCATGGGCGCGCTGGATTTCAGCAAAGCTTTAGAAGATGGCGAATTTGGTTTTAAAGGATTTTTGGACAACCTACGAAAGCAAGTCAAAGGCATTCAAGACTATTCAACAAACCTTCAAACAGCCCTTGCCAGTGGTTTATCCCAAGATGCGTTGCAATTTGTTTTAGACGCTGGCAGTGAAGCAGGATCAAAGATTGCTTCCGAACTTGTTAAAGGTGGCCAGGCGGCAATTGACGAAACAAATGCTTTGGTGGAATCAGCACAAATGGCCGCCGACAAGGTTGGATTAGATGCCGCAACTAGGTGGTATCAAAGCGGTGTTGATTCAGCGCAAAAAATGGTTGACGGTTTGGTTGCAGAACTTGATTTAATGACACCAAAGTTGATGAAAAAAATGGATGAAATTGCTTCCAAGATGAAACGAAAAGTAAACATTGATGTGGTCATTACCGAGCGAGTTAATAAAATCGTGGCAACTGTCAGCGGTGGAATTCCACAGATGGCCGAAGGCGGCATTGTTAATCGTCCAACCCTGGCTTTGATTGGTGAGGCAGGCCCCGAAGCCGTAGTGCCATTATCCAAAATGGGTGGCATGGGTGGCGGCGGAGACATCAACATAAATGTAAACGGCGGCATGGCAACATCAGCCGAAATTGGGCAATCAATCCTTAATGCTTTGCGCGCCTATCAGCGTTCAGCAGGGCCGTTGAATCTGAACATTGCATGAGCGGTTACGCGGTTTTAGATTCGGGCAATTATGACCTGCAAATTGCTACAGGATTCCTAGTTGACGCATTCACGCTTGATGACCCCGTGCGCGGCCTTCTTGATGATCCTGACTTTGTTTTAAATGGCACAACAGAATTTGCGTCAGTTTTAGAGTCAACAACAAACATTGCAGTGAAGCGCGGCCGCCGTGATATTGGCGATCAATTTAGCGCTGGAACAATTACATTTAACATCACTGATGTGGACGGAATCTTCAACCCATTTGACGAAAACAGCCCCTACTACAACACACCTGACTCACAACCTGGCTTGGCGCCAATGCGTGAAATGAAACTAATTCGTTACGATTCCACCAACACCCCTGAATTGCTTTTTTCGGGTTATGTCGTCAATTATGATTACAACTTCGGGCTGGGAGAATTAGACAGTGTCACTGTTTATGGCGCTGATCAATTTTATTTGCTGGCACAAACCTATTTAGATGAACTGAATGTGACTGCCGAATTATCAGGCGCGCGCATCTCCACAGTGCTTAGTTTGCCTGAAGTAGATTTCCCATTAGCGCAAAGAAACATTGCAACAGGAACAGTCAACCTAGGTCATAATGCCGCATACACCGTTTCAGCTGGAACCAACGCCCTTTCCTACATAGCACAAATAAACACAACCGCCGAATTCGGCAGAATCTTTATGAGTCGTGAAGGTGACTTCACATTCCAAAACAGAATCGGCAACACTCTTTCAGGCCCCGTAGCAGATTTTCACGATGACGGAACCGCGATCCCATACACGGGATGTGGAATTTCGTTTCAGGCTGACGCAGTAATCAACCGCGCTGTGCTGACAGGCCTAGACGGCACTACAGCCACGGCAGAAGATACGGGATCAATCGCTCAATACTTCATTCAGACCGCCAGCATTGGAAATAGCCTTCTACACACCCAAGGCGAAATTGACACGGCCGCGGCATACCAACTTTTTCCACAACCCGAACCGCGGTTCACATCAGTGGAAACCCCATTTTTGGCATTGACCACAGCCCAAAAAGACATTTTGGCTGTAGTGGAAATTGGTGACACAATTTCGGTGGAAAAGACTTTTCCAACAGGCGTAACAACAACAAGCCTGGCGCAAGAACTAGCGGTTGAAGGTATTGAACATTACATTGACTATCAGTCAGGTCACCGCGTAATCTATTTTACAAGCCCAACTACTGTTGTTTATGAACTGATTTTGGACGATCTTGTATATGGCACCATGGATGCGGAAAATGTCTTAGGATAGAAATATGCCATTGACTACATACACCGCAGGCGAAGTGCTTACAGCCGCTTCACTTAATGCCAACTTGTCTTTTGCGGCTACTAATCCAATTAGCAAAATTGTGCAGGTAGTGAGCGCAACATATAACACCTCAACTACTACAACTTCAACAAGTTTTGTGACAACTGGACTATCCGCGTCCATTACGCCGACTTCAGCCACAAGCAAAATTTTTGTTTTAGTGACTAACTCGGGTTACGGTTCTGCAAATACAAATACATCTAACTACACCATTTTCCGTGGAACGGTTGCAGGAACGAACCTTGCCACAGGAACCAATTTATCAATGGCGCAAATTTATTCGCCTGTTGGCGATAGTTCAATGCCTGTAGTTGCGTCTTTTGTAGATAGTCCAGCAACAACATCTGCAACTACTTACACTTTTGGAATGAAATCGGGTGCAGGTTCAACTACAACCCACGCACAAAAAGACGGTTCACAAGCAACAATTACACTTTGGGAAGTATTGGTATGACCGATTATGTAGCAGTTTTGGAAGCCAACTATCCTGGCGCTGAATGGTCAATTTCAGGCAATGACTACCAAACTTTAGAATGGTTTAGCACAAGTACAAAACCAACCCAAGCCGAACTAGACGCGGCATGGCCAACAGTTGCTTACAACGACCAATACGCCAAAGTAGAAACAACACGCCGCACACAATACGAAGCACAATCAGACGGCCTGTTCTTTGAGTGGCAACGCGGCACAAACACCCAAGCCGCATGGGAATCAGCAGTACAGGCAATCAAAGATGCGAACCCGTACCCACCTAACCCTGTTGGCTAGTGTCTTGCTGGCGCTTGTCCTGACCGCTTGTGCAGACCGCAACCGCGAAAATTGCAACACCACGAAAGCCAACGGATCATTTGAAAGGCGATGCGCATGAATTCTGACAAACGGTTAAGCAACGAACAAATTAAAGCCCGACTAATTCTCATTGTAGGAATCGGACTTACCGCATCGTTCGTCATGGCCATCGCATCACTGATTTTTGGACTTTTATTTGTTGTGCAACCTACAGAACAGAGCCCCAATGACGCAGAAGCATGGGGCGTTTTGTCACCAATGTTGATGACCTTGGCAGGCGGCTTGATCGGTCTGTTGGCAGGAAACGGTTTAAAAGACCGACCCAAAGACCCACCAACACTATGAGCGTAAATCCACCTAACGCCAAACCAAAAGCTTTAATTGTTCCGCATAAACACAAAGTTGTGTTGCCAACAGTTTTAGCGCATTGCAAACCTGGCGAACTTCCAGCAAACATGCTCAAAGAAGTAAAGCCTTATGGGAAACTTTTGTTTTGTGCCGCTGATGCTTGGCAGGCATTTAAAGAACGCGCACACCAAGAAGGCATTGCAACATTTAAACCGTCTAGTGCAAACGATTGTTACCGATCCATTGCCACCCAAACTATTGCTTGGAATGATCGCATGACAACCGAAGTGATCGCAGGTGTTAAGCCGCGCATTTATCAAGGCAAAAACTTTTATTTAAAGCCAGGCAAAGCGCCAATTGCACAGCCAGGAAAAAGCAACCACAACTGGGGAATTTCTGTTGATGTTCACACCGCATCAGGCGAACGATTTGATTTCATGGCCGCCCATGCTTTGGAATACGGGTTCACCTGGGAACTTGATTCAGAGAAATGGCACATCAACTATTTCTTTGGTGATCGCGTCCCTGATGCAGTCACAGCATGGAAAAAAGCGAAAGCCTTGCTTTAAACAATCAACTTGCCTAGGGTGGAAGCACCCGACGAAAGGAAGTTAATTATGGCGATTATCGCCCCCAAAATCATTGCAGGTGTACTTACTGCCCTTTTAGGCTTTGCGGCTCTCCTAGGGGCTCATAATGCCCAATCAGAGCCATCTAGTGGGCCGCCTTACAGCACCATTGATGTGACCCCTTATCTGATCCTTCCGTCAACAACCACCACATCAACCATCGTCTACATTGACCCGTTCGCTGATGCCTGTGAACAATTGTCAGGGTTGGCAATCAACGAAGGCTGGCCAATTAAACAGCGTGCCACAATCCAAAAAGTCATGTTCCGCGAATCACGATGCATTCCAAACGCCCACAACCCGAATGATCCAGGGGAAGGCTCTTTTGGACTTATGCAAATTAACTCGTTCTGGTGTTCAGGTGAAAATTCGTTTCTACAAAAACGCGAATTACTTACCGACTGCCAATCTCTGCTAGACCCCAACATTAATCTTCAAGCGGCATTACTAATTTGGCAAAATTCACGATGGAATCCGTGGGGTGGAAAATGAGCGATGGTGTGGCATGGAACCAAGGCGAACTATCAGAAGAAACACGCGCGATGATCAGAACACAAACTAACCACCAAATGGCTGTGTTCAATTTGATTGACGAAATATGCAGACCAAACCACATTGAGAAACCAATACCAACACATCACATTTTGTTAGACGAACTAGAAATTATGTATGAAGCGCACATGACCATTGGCGGTGAGCAAAACAGATTTAATGCCAGTTGTATTAGGGCGGCGATCAATGTTATTTCTACGCTGTAAAAAATGCGATTTAATGATGAAAGGCACAGCACATGCCACTAATCCAACGAAAATCTTGTGGTGTCATCCTGGCTTAAAAGCCTGTGCTAAAGTCAAACCAATAAACCCGACTAAAGGAAACCGACATGAATGATCAACTTGAAATGTTCACTACGACTCTTGGATTGGCTGGACAAAGAACACGGCCAGCACTTGACACACCAACTGTGGCAATTGCAAACAACGCGCCTGACACATCACGCGAAGCAGGTCAAAAAGCCAAAGAACATTCAGGCAAACAACGCGAACTTATCCATTTTTGGATCAAATGGGCCGCGAAATCTGATGCAAAAGGCATGACGGGTGACGAACTTTCAGTGCTGTTGTTATTGCCGGCACAGTCAGTGTCAGCGCGCATAAATGGATTGCACAAAGATGGTTGGATTGTTGACAGTGGCTTACGCCGCAAAACGCGTTACAACCGAAACGCCATTGTTTGGGTGGCTTGCTGATGGCATTTGATTTAAGCAATTACGAAACAGTAGAAAGCCGATTGCAAAAGTTTTGGGATTTATACGCTGACGGCCGCATTGAAACCGTGCTTATGAACTATGACGGCGAATCCTGCATTGTTCGCACAACCATTTGGAAACACCGCGATGACCAACAGCCAACCGCAACAGGCTACGCACACGAAATTCACAGTGACCGCGGCGTAAATGCCACATCTTTTGTGGAAAATGCAGAAAGTTCATCAATCGGAAGATGTCTAGCCAATATGAACTTTGCAAAACAAGGCGCGCGCCCGTCACGCGAAGAAATGCAAAAGGTGGAACGCTTAGGTGGACAACCTGTCAACAATCAAATGCACACACCCCCTGGCGCATTTGCCACACCAAAACAACAGC